AATTCTTACTCAGCAAGCCATGCTTCAAATTCTTCAAACGTGATCTTTTTAGGACCGTATTTGTTAATCAATTTGAATGATCTTGCTGCTGCATCAATTATAATCATTTGCTAAGGAGGCAGACATTGCCTCCATTAGCGTCACTTCTGATTGTAATTCTTTTGTTAGTTTCTCAACTTTTCTAATCTGTGTTTGCAGCAATCTTTTCTTATTTGATCCTGCACATGGAAATTCCAGACTATCATCATTTACATTATCTGTACCACCACATTTGGTGCATACTTCATCATAAAGACTGCTATCGGAATACCTAGTTTTATGACTAATGTGTGTCATTATCGATTCATCAAATCGCCTGGTGTTGTGTTTGCAGGTGCCGTAACTGTCTTATCCACAGGTGGTGTTGACTTAACACCGGATAGATTAGTTGTGGCCCAAACTGCTCCAGCCATTGCAGCGACTGCTGCTAACCATTTCCCGAAATAACTCATGTCATTTTCCTTTCATAAAGATTAATACTAACATAGTATTTAGTGCATGTCAAGCTTATATTCTGACTTCTTTAGGGGATAAGTGAACAACAAAAGGTAATCATCAACACCCTTTGCTTCATTGTTTTCCTCATATGGTGTAGAATAGATTTGGACATCTTTGGGGGTAAAGATAGTCTTTAATTCCCAGGAAATATTTCCCTTGGTGTCATGGTACTGGACAATCGTGGATATTGATCCAAACCCTTCTTTGAGATCCTTTCCCATACTTTTGTATTGGTCAACGGAAATTGAATACTCAAAATCTGTCTTATCTCGTAACTCATTCAACTTCTCAATTGATTCATCAACAATGCTGGAAAGCAATTCCAGACTAAGTTTATTGTTGCTATGAGAGATTGCAGTTTCAGCAAGGACTTCCTTGACTTCATCCTTCAGTTTGAAGAATCTGGAATACTCATACCCGGCATTGGCAGAGAACGAAAACAATACTGTAAAAACCACACTCAAAACATAACGCATTTCACTTACCTTCTTTTTCATTCAATAGTATGACAAGATAACTCAACAACATTTCATCAATACGTCTATCTATAAACCATGCTGCAATAACACATAAGGGAATTAGTAGTGATGGTGTCCATGATCCAAAGAAGACCATGACAAATTGTATCAACCCAAATAGATATACCAGGTTGATAAAGACTGTTGAGATTGCCAACCAACCAAAAAATTTAGTATCCAGACTCATGTTATTTCCTTATTGTAAACTGTCTAAGTTTATGTTGAAAATTCATAACGTGTGCAGTAATTTCCCTTATTCCCGTTCTGACAAAAGTCTGTGGAGTTCCACCATGCTCAACTGCAATGATAATGACAATCTGGTCAATTGTAATTCCTTTACCTCCTGCATAACTAGTATTGTTAAACAACACTGCATACATAGATGCCTGTTCAAAATAGTTTGTAATCCAGTCTTCCTTCTTATAATTCTTGGAAGTCTTAAAGTCAATGACAGAAAGTCTTCCGTCATAATTGGCAATCAAATCACATGTTCCTGCTACACCATAGTACATATCATGGAGAGGTAATTCATTTGCACATATAAGGTCAACATTATCGTCAACAACACCTTTTACCTGATCAAAGAAAAGTTTTGCATGTGGTTTCAATATAGGAAGCTCTATATTGCTTGTGTATGCTTCAATTGTAGCATGTAACAAGGATCCTCTATATGCAGCTGCTTTTCTTTCACGTTCTGCTTCCTCAGGACCAACTCGCTTCTCCCACTCCTTTAGACCATCAGACTTATGATAATCTAAAACAGTGGTGACAGAAGGAAGATATAAACCATTATGTACCTTATAAAACCTTCTACCATTTTCCTCAAACTTTTCCAAAACAGGAAAATATTGCCTATCAAATTTACACTGTCCAAATTTCTTTTGTTCCATAATATATCTTCCCATTTTCACTCATTATAACACAGGATAGTTTCCTTGTCAACATGAAATATTCATTCGTGTACGTTGGATAATATAGTCTTTTACCAGTCCTGAACGGACAATATCCTGTTCTTCAAATTCAATATATTCAAAATTCTTCATTCTCTTGGTGATACTTATGAACTTATTAATTCCTGATTTTTCACTGTCCTTGATCAAATCTGTTTGTCTGAAGTCACCACAGAAAATGATCTTTGAGTTATTACCCACACGGGTCATAATAGTATCCAATTCCTGGAAAGTCATATTCTGCATTTCATCAACGATCATAATTGAATCATTGAATGTCAGACCTCTTAGATGTGAAGTGGTTGTGAATTCAAAAAATCCCTTCATCTTCAGTATGTCGAAACCATCACCTCTACCAAATAAGTCATCGCAAATTTCCTTATATGGTTCTTCATATACTCTGGTCTTGTCTTTGATACTGCCTGGCAAGAAACCCATGTCTCTTGATGGTACAACATTTCTGAATGTGATAATCTTTTTGAATGGTGTACTTTCCGATAGGACTTCTTTCAATGCAAGGTACATTGTAATATATGATTTACCTGTACCTGCATATCCATGTAGGATAAGATTTTGTTGTCTCTTATAAGCGTCGAATGTCAATTCCTGGTTGACTGTTAGAGGAGACACACTTTTTAACTCAAAGTGTGGTGAAGTGTATCCACTGTAATTGCATTCTCTGTTTCTTGATCTTTTTTTAGACATGCGCTCTCCTTTATGCACAAAGGGGATCCCTCTACGACCAGAAGAATCCCCTAAATGCATTGTTCGGTTTTTGAATTTACGTGACAAAATCTATTATATTTCCTTATCGGAATGTTTAGGTATAATATGGTGGTTGTGCCAAATTATCATTTCAAGCTATATTTCTTTCGGACAAACCCATCGTTTTTCAATAACAGACTTATTTGCTCCAGGCATCTCCTTGACCTTTCCCAAAACATGTTTTTGAAAATCTATCGGAGGCCGTGTTATACCGAGTCTTACTGGGTCTCCAATATTTGGTACACCAATGACTTGTTCGACGTTTGGGTTATCTTTAGTGTGTTGTTCCATTTCAGCAATAGAACACCATAACTCATACGTCTCATTAGTATCCTTATTTATAAAGTTATACTTGGGCACATCAATTCTCCATTAAATTTTTCTGTAAGAAATTACCTTTGCCACGGGATAATTTCTAATGCTTACTTTGTTTTTCTGATTGCCACCAAGAACCTGCACATATCTGCGTCCATTCTTTTTGACAAACTTTGAAAACAAAGCTACGTGTGCACCAGAACCACCTTTGCGTTTAATTACTACAATGTCACCCTTATGTGGTTTCTTTGTGCCTTTCTTGTATTTAGCAAAACTCATTGCAGAAAGAGAACCTGTTCCGTGAATTCCCACTGTTTTAAGCACCCCATTGATAAAAGCAGCGCACCAGGGCACTCTTGCAGGATTGACCTTTGTGATCTTTTTGAGTTTTTTGCTTCCTGACCTCTCATGTATTCCAACATAATTCTTTGCTTTGTTAAAAACAGAAACACCCGCTGAAGCTTCAGCGGGTGAAATTGCCGTAAAAAAGATTGCCCCCAGGACCAGCCAGGAGGCAATTTGTCTAGTAACTTGCATACCGCGTCTCCTCTGTTATGCAGTATGTATTTATGCTTAAATCCATTCGGGAGGAGAACGCTTCTTCCACTTCAATAGATGTGCCTTGCCATGCCTATAGTAGTTTCGATATGAAGAAATTGTATCATCGGGAACTTTATACTCCGCTACACCACCAATTTGATTCCATAATTTGCCCCCTTCTTAACAAACGTGAATTTACCTTTGATAACACCACCTGTCATATGAGGTAGCATATCTGTGAAGTCACTTAGGAAAACACTGTACCTATTGTTTGCATCGTCAATTAGCATAAATGACACAGAGCTTCGGCCTCTGTAGTAATTCTCATAACGGAGTGTTGCGTCGAATTCATAATTTGGAACTAAGTTAAGTCCACCGTCATAATATGCATATTCACTATGATAGATATAATGCACACAGTCACACTTTCTACTAAAATCAAAATTTTTGCGCATAGGCACTTGCCATTTTGCCATAGTAATCTCCATAATAAAAAATGGTCAGTTTATACCCATGACCAGGGGTTAATCACTTACAGAAGATCGGAAACAGTCAATTCATCGACTGCATCAAAGTCTTCATCCACCGAGAATGAAGTTGCCTTTGGAGGAGTCTTTACTTCCTCTTCCTTCTTTGCCTTGACTTTAGCAAGAGCAGTTTTGAGATTTTCAAGATTCTTCGCCTTGGTTGCGGCAGTCTTTGCCTTCTCAGACACCTTCTTTACAGGTGCCTTCGATTCCTTCTTAGCAACCTTAGGGGACTTCTCCGCCTTGGGCGCCTTTGCAGCAACCTTAGTTGCCTTCTTGGCCTTTGCGGGAGCAGACTTGGGAAGGTCGCGATACTCTGAGGCATTCGCGGGCTCCTTCTTGAGGGTATAAGAGACGATATTTCGACCGTCCTTCTTTACGTCAAATTCAAAACCCCAACGACGCATAACTGACATATGCTTGGAGTAATAAGAACCTGTGCCACCAACATGCTTATCAATATCTTCCGGGGTTGCGGTAGCACCAACCTTTGGGAAGACTTCCAGCGCCTTGCGATGCTGACATTTACGAGTTTTTGCCATAATATAGTTTCCTTATTTCCAGTTTCAGATTGGATATAGTATCATACCCAGGATCATTTGTCAATAGTTAATATGCATAGAAAGAAAAGCTTTCCGAATCCTTATATTTGGGTTCTTCCGGGAAAACATAATCACCTTTATTTGAGTAATATTTCCGTCGGAATAATTCCTCTGCTTGTTTCCTATTTTTTGCTACAATAGCATCCTTTACATCCAATTTATAATAGGATGAAATAATTTTAGTCATTCGGATATCATAAGTGAATAATTTTGATTTGCGTCCTGCTTTCAATCTCTTTTTTGTTTGCTTGACGTGTTTTGTAAATTCACCTGCGGGCATATCGCACCACTTTTGAATTTCTTCCTTAGTTGGGTTGCCAAGAATTCCCCAAGGATTAGTTGTTTCATCTGTCATATCACATTCACCCACTGCATCGCAGTTCTCAAAAGCTGATTGTAGTCTCCTGAAGTTGCTTCCTCCGTGAAAGAATCAATTTCAGACTTTGGGAGATTTGCCTTCTTCAATTCCCTAACGACCTTTGCAAGGATGCTGAATGCATTACCATCCGTGCCGATAAGTTTAACAGTAATCTCTGGATGCTTCATTAGTGATACCTCACTTTTGCTTGTTCAACGTGATCTTGAGGACCGAGTGCCATGATCGCGAGTGCCCTTACTTCCTCGCGAGTAATGTTCCTGTCATAGTTGCGAAGATACCTAAAAATATCTTCATCTGAGGAAGCACCACTCTCATATGCTTCAAAAATCCAAGACTGAACCTTCTTAATTCTTTCGATCTTCATCTTTGATATCCTTCAATACAGTTTTGATAAAGAAAATTAGAACCGAGTATGCAACCCATCCACTGAAAGCAACCCACATCAAAATAGCAATGAAAGTTACTATCACAAATAAAATATCTGCCATTTAGTTAATCCCTTATGAAGTAAAGCGGCCAGAAGAAAATGAATAGAATTGATTGTCATGTTTGCAATACCGATAGTTTTGTGCCTGCACATTCAGCAGTCCATTGCAGAGAATTTTCTGTAGGTACATAAATTGCTTTCGTTGCATTTACTTCTTGGAGTTTATACAAAACCTTTTTCCTTGTTCCCTTTATCATAATATACTTAGGAAACTGACCAGGTTTAAATCCAAGTGTTGAAGCCTCAGTGATGAAAGTTTTTTCATCCTTATCATAGGAGAAAAGATCAACACCGTAATTTGATCGTTTAGGAGAGGTATTCATAAGGTTTATCCCATTTGCCGATATTAACATCAACATACCAACCGACATTGAAATAGTCAGTCATAATGTCAGATTTATCCCAGTTGCCTTCTTGCAGGCATTCCATAAGTTCAGTCATAAACTTAAGGGGACGTCCAGTAAAATGATCCTTGAAGTGATAAGGATTGACAGAGATATAATTTCTTTGTCGCACATAGTCCAAGTTTTCCATATTGCAACGGGGATTCTCGGACATTGTTTCAATCCAGTTACCAATTAAGTCCATTTTACTAGACTTGATATTACAAACAATCGTTGAATGATGGCGGACTGCGAATGAACCCTTGACACCATACTTCTTGAGAACCTTCTTTGCCTTTTCAGCAATTTGCTTTTTATGCTCTTGAGACATATATGCCATGTTAGTTTCGCTCCCAATAGTTGAATTTCTTTGCAGAAGTATCTACCTTCGTCTCAGGATTGTTTTCCTGATACGACCACACCCGAGCAAGTCGCAGTTCCTCAGAATTGTTCTTCTGATTGTGGATCGCCTTAAGGCGGAGTTTGCGATAGTTGAAAGAAGTGTTGATGCACAGAACAATGTTAATCAGTTCTTGTTGCGCTTCAGGTGAAAGAGTTTCAAGCGCGTTTTGCACCTGTTCATTAAGACCCTTTACCTTGCGGCCCTTTGCCTTAAGGACTGCTTGGAGCGCCTTGAGAGCAGAAACGTTAGAATAAAGTTCTTTAGAGAGATACATTTTTCACCTTTTGTCAGAATTAAGAGAGGGGTTGATTTTGCGGATTAGTTCACGTTCTACATTGTGAGCATTTGTCTTACCGCGCACGATTTGGAGAATTTCAACTTGGAATTTTTCTTCACCGTGACGACGAATTGCCTTGCAGAGTTTCCAGTCTCGGTTCTCTGTCAATGCTCTTTGTACGTGCTTTTTCCAACGTCTTTGGAGAGAAGCATTCGGACGACCGCGTTGGACGTGGGTCATGCCGATATAGACTTGCGCACCGACCTTTATCTGATAGATAATGTGGTTGCGGTCGCATCGCTTTTTTCTCTTGATCATGTCATAATAGTAACATGACTAGGAAACAATTGCAAGCGCAAAAGGGGAAATGATTTTGCTTTGTTTGGGGGAAAGGGAAATAATATTCTCCCCGACTATATTGTTATATTATAACATATAGTGTAACATTATTACAACAATATAGTCGGGGTACTGACTAGTTACTGTGGCAGTTCAACCGAAAATTCATGGCCGCAATTAGGACATTTATAGTCTATATAATCACCACAAGGATATCCATCCCGCTGAGAAATTTCTTCAGCATCAGGGTGCACAACTTTAATTTCACGATTGCGAATTTTATTCCACGGGGTTTCTTTCGTGCAAATAATTTCTTTCATAGATTTTTCCCATTACAAAATAGTTTTAAATTTACTTGCCATAAAAGTCGTCTAGTTCGTCATAATCCTTTTCATGCTCACTCCAGGCCTTTGTCCAGTTTCTTACTGGTCGTCTGCGAGGTGAAAACTTCTTCTTACCGTTTCCATATTCATCGTCTTCATAGTCACGGTTCTTGTCAGAATTACGACTCTTACTATTCTTCATTTTTCTAGTCCTTAGTTCCTTATATGATATATGCCTTTGCTAGTGCAAGGCCCTTTCTGTTTAGTTTATCACGCCAACATAAAAATGATGGTCCATGTCCAATAGGTTCATCGTGAATAATCTGGTAGTGGTGAATCAACTCATGTGCCAAAACTTCAACAAAGAATTTCTTGGATGAATACCTTTTGTTCATACACAACTTGCTGTATCCATAATTCGAGTCATCGTCATCAAAGACATGTTTATAGTAGGCATAGGCGCCGCGTCTCCAACGAATGTCGATTTCGTCCAAAGGAATAAGTTTGTTATCAAACACCTCTCTGTTAAGTATGTTGAACCACTTTTCACAATCCTCTATGGTAGTTTCATATACATTGTCTTCCTTACTTTTCATTAACTTCAATAGATGTGATACTTGCTTTCTTTTTGCCATGCAATCCTCTTCTTAGAATTGTATAACTAAGATCACACACTAAGGTAGTATATCTGGAAATGCTTCCTTTACTAACTTATAATTCACACCCTTTGCATCAACCTTTTTCATTAACATGTTCGCTAAAACTTTTGCTTCTTTTTCTTCCAAGGACTCCAGAATTTGAATCAGGATTTCCTTCTTGCGTTGTTCTGATAATGTAGGAGGCACCTTGGGATTATTTTTTTCAAATAGGTACATTCTACCCAACTCTTGGTGAATAGTGCTATACCCTAACCCAGGTGGTGCATCATCAGGTTTGTATTCAGGTATTTCTGTGAAAGTAAACTCCACTCTTGGATCAAAAGCACCCTTTAGGACGCTCTTGAGAGCATATGTTGAGTTCTGCCTTAGTACATTAATCTTGTCGGATTTTGAAGAGGCCTTTTCAACCTCCTCAAGAATTTCATAAACGTTCTTCATATCATTTCCTAAAAGTCATCAGCACTCTCCATGATATTTGATAATCTGTTCTTAATCAGATAATTCAGGAAATTCATCTTGGTATTTACCTTTGTGTTTGAAAAACTCTCGATGATATTTTCTTGAACGGTCTGAGGAATATAATCAAAATCAACTAGCGCCTGGTTTCTTGCGTATCCCCGTAGCATGGTATCACTAATACAAAAATCTTCTGGTTTTGACTTAACCCAAAACTCCAGATTCTTCTTATTTATGCTTTTCTGACGTTCCCCCTTGTAGAAGGTATCATCTGCTGACAGGAAATTGGGGATACCATCACCCCTGTCACCTCTGATAATGTGCTCCTTAACATAGACTTTGGGATTATCAGCCTTTAGAAAACGACCCAATAGCGGACTGTACTGAGTTACGTTCTTGTACTTCTGTAACTGGAGGAAGTCCTTATCAGAGGAAATGATTA